TGAATCACTTTTAACCTTTGCCATCTATTTTTTTATTGTGTATGTCTTTTAAATAATCATAGTGCGTCTTTGTATCCCCCATTACAACGTGGCATTGCCTACATAATGCCTGTAAGTTTTCAATCGTGTCTGCCTTGTTAGATCCGCCCATTCCCCTTGCGTCTATATGATGAATGTCAACTGCCTTTGATCCGCAAGCCTCACAAAGTATAAAGTCCTCAATCCCATAACCAAAATAATCAAGATATATTTTAACGTGCTTTTTCATTATCAATTTGTTCAAGTTTCTTTTGCGCCCAAGCAACGCCCTCGTCGCCGCCCCAAGCTAACCACATAAGCGCACCGCAATCTTCTTTTGGATTGCCCTTGCTATTCTCTCTGTGCCTTTCAAAACTTGCCATTCTTGCTATTGTATCCCTTGTAATATTTTCGCCTTTAGCTAATTGATTAGCACGCGCCCAACCAACAGGCGTTCCACATTTACGATCATATTGATCCCTTATATTTATTGCTCTTTGCGCGTTTACTCTTGCGGCTTGTGGATAATCTTTGTAACTATCAACCATTGATACACGAATTGCAGCCCATACGCTTTGCGCCTTTTCCTCTGTATCGTATATGCAAGCACCTGATCCAATTCTATATTTTCCGTTTGAGCATTTAATTACTGGCATTTCCTATCAATTTACTATAAATAGCAAACCTCTGCTTATTTACTTCGTGTAAGTTGAAGTTCTTATTGCAATACTCGTAAAGGTCATTCCCATACTGCTTTCTTGCTGCCTGATCGTGGGTTAATAGCTTAATCCAATAATACCAATCCTTTTGGCTATTGACGTGGCAAGCAGGATAAAAGCCCTTGTAAGGATGCACATTGCTTACTATTGCAGGGTTTTTCTTTGATGCCGTTTCTAATACTTTTAAATTCGACTTCATTGAATTAAACTTAGAATCCACCAAAGGGATAAGGCTTATGTCTGAATCACAATAAGCCGCCATATATTCCGTTACAGGATTGTAGTTATATATCGTAGGCTTTAGCTTTAAGCCATTTGTAAAAGCGCATATCATATTATCCCAGATATGTTTCTCGCCTTCATTATAGCCTGCTATGATTGTTCTTACAGGGAAGTTTATACGCTTCATTGGGTTGCGTAGTATTTCCAAGTCCCTTCCGTGCGTTCCAGATCCTGACCAAAACAACCTTACAATATCCGAAGGCTTTTTATCTAAGATGAATTGCTCCTCTCCATAGGGAATAGCATTAGGCAATATTTCTACGTTTATATTGTGCTTGTATATTTCCTCTGCCAATCTACTATGGGTGCAAGTACAAAGGTCTGCTATCAATAGCCAACTTATAATCTGTTCTGGTATCTGATTTAAAATATAGTGCTGATAAAGTATGTGCGAAGGATCAAGTTGCCAATGATCGTCATTATCAACTACTAACTTAAAGCCATACTTTTTGCGCCATTCAATCATTTGCTCTGGCGTTATGTTAGCAAGCATCCTATTCATAACCACAATATCAAAGTTCCCATCAAATGTTTCCTCGCTTAACGTATCAGTAATTAAGCAATAATCTTTTTTCATATTAACCAATGGCATCATTATCCTATGATACCCCACACCGCTTTGCTTACTTGTTATTGCTAAAATTCGCATCTAAGTTTTTTTTCTGTATGGTATATAGGTTGATACTTTTCCCAAACCGCCTGCGCCCTTTGTAGGCTTGCATCCTTCATAGCCCTGTAATCTGTTCCATTCCCAACGTCGTGTCCGATATGTTCGCTTCTTAAATCAGGAATATAGTAATTAGTAAAACCCGCAATAGTAGCCCTTTCTGCATAATCCCTATCCTGCATTCCGTATGGATCGTATTCAGTATTATAGCCTCCGATCGCGTCAATCAATTCCCTTGTTATAAAATTATCGCCAAATGGCGTATGTGTTTTATGAATTCCGTCTTGCAATGGCGGTAACTCCTCAACGCAATGTATTCCACTAATGCCTGTTTTTGGTACTTGCTTCGCAAACATAACCCAATTTTTAAGCCAATTGGTAGGAAGTAAAATATCATTTGCTAATAAGCATACGCCGTCATATCCTCTGGTCATATTAAGCCCTGCATTTACTCCCGCGCCTATGCCTCTTTTATTTCCGACATTGCAATTTGCCCAATTATATAAATCATAAGGTACTTGATCGCTGCCATTGTCAACTAAAAAGCAATCGGCATCATATCCAGAATTAAAAAAGTTCTGATCAATAACGCGCTTTGTTAAGTCGTTTCTATTTAGGGTTAATAAGATTACGGCTATATTCATTTTTTCCTATTTTTCTTGCAGGCACGCCCGCGTATTTACTAAATTCCTCTGTTGATCCTTTTATAAAAGCACTTGCGCCAATCATACAACCTTGCTCTATAATTGTAAACTGATGCAATACGGCGTTTAATCCAATGTTTGAATATTCTTTTATAACAGAATGTCCGCCAATTTTTGCACCGCAGCTTATCGTAACATTATCGTAAATATGGCAATCGTGTCCTATATGTGCGTGCTTCATTATAAAACAATTATTTCCAATCGTTGTAATATCTTCCGTTCCTGCGTCTATTGTAACTAAGCCTGTAATCATATTTCCATTTCCTATAATCACTTTGCCTTTTGGTTGCAGCCAATATTTTTTATGTTCTGCCTGGTCGCCTATAATACAATAAGCCCCAATATAATTGTTATGCCCTAAGATAACGTTATCGCCTATGATTGCCGTTGGATGTATAAAATTTGCCATATTATTGTTTTTCAAACCATTGATATAATCGCATTACCATTTCAAACTTACAAGCTCCGCACCATACTGATACGATAAAATTGGGATCTAAATATAATCTATAAATATGCTCGTACATTTTTAACTCCTCTAATTCAAGATTTCTTATGTATCCGTTCTTTGCACATTCATAATTGCCTATATTAGCCGTAAGCCATTCCCTATGCTCTTGTTTTATTTCCATAAAGACCACATTAATTTAGTTATTATTGGTGCTAAGAATCCAGCTATAAACATTGTACTTGTAATATTCTGTATTAATTCAGGCAGGAAATAGTGTATTGGCGCAAGCCACGCAGCCAAGCAACTTCCACAATTAAAGGGCTTGAAATTAATTCCCCATTTATGTTGTAGGTTATGAATCTCAATAAAAAATAATGATGCACAGATAGCAGTTATAATTGATAAAATCATTTTCTAATATTTGTTTTCATTTGTTTTTTGGTTTTATTTATCGTCCGTATGATTGACATATATGGTATGCCTGTCTTACGGCTTAACTCTTTAGCGTTCTTTTTAAAGTCAATAGCATATAGTTTTAAAATCTCTTTGTTATACCAATGCAGCCCCTCCATATTTGCTTCTAACTTTTCAAACATACTTTTATCGTAGTCATCTGAAACAAAATCCTGATCCACAAACTCCGTGTAATTTCTGTAATTCTTATAGAAAGTACTTCGGTCGCTTTTAATCATATTGAGCATAATCCTAACTATATAAAATTTTAACTCATTCCTTTCAAACATACCTACTAACTTATTATCTTCCATTTCGCAAAGAACTAAAAAAACTTCTGCCTTTAAATCATAGCGCAATTCCTCTGGATGCATCTTGTCAAATGCGTCATTGACTTCTTTTGAAGTCCAATACTGCGCTAAAATTTCATTTTTGACCATTCAACTAATGCGGGTTTGCTTTCTATTTCAGTACAAATATAAACTATTCCACCACATTCGTAAATATCTTTTAATCGTTCCCTTTGTTCCAAGCTTAATTTATCCCCTATTTTTTTAACTTCAATCGCCGTATAAATACCCTTATCGCTATAACCTTGCAGATCAGCCCATCCCTTTTGTATCGTTCCTTTACGCTTTCCGTATGGAATATTGTTTACTCTATTTAACCTGAATCCCGCATATTCAAGGTTTTTTTTAGCCCACTTTGTTAGGTCGTTTGCCGATATGTCCATAGTAATTCGTAAAATTGTTTTTTAAATTTAAGCCTATTTGTGTTATCAATAGCATCCTGTCTTGTAGGATAGCAGTCAAAAAAATTTATAGTATAACAATATTTAAGGCTACCACAATAAGTATACTTAACCTGAAAAACTCTCAAAGTATCTAACAAGTGCTAATTTTTTACATTGTAATTCAATAAAATCATCTCTTTTTATATCCTGACTAAACTTTTTTGCGTCTAAAGGATGCATTTTATTTAGCCTGTATAAGTTATCTTCCCTAACTACTCTTATTGTTTCTAATATCTGATCCTGTGTAAAGGCTAATTTCCCTTGTTTTAAAAGAATCTTAAAAACCTTATCAGCATTAAATACCCTATTAAAATCTTGACGCTTGCCATTTAACCAATCTTCTTTTGTAAAATCAACTATTTCCTGTTCTGTTAATTGTTTTACGGGTTGCTCTGGTGGTGGCGGTATATTTTTACGCACTTGATTAGCTTTTGATTTGTAGGCATTCATTATTCCAGATATATATTTAGGGCTAAACTTTTCGTAATGCTCAATATTGCAATCAAATTTACCTTGAACTGCCATCTTAAAAGCTATGCGCATTTCCTGTATTGTAAAAAAAGGATATGTTGATCTTATAAAATCTTCAATTACTTCTAATTCAATCGTGTCAGGAAGTCGCGTAAGCCCAATCAATGTAAAGATATAAGCTAAATTTTCCCGAAGCGTTACAGGACTAATCAGATTTAACTTATCCCCCTTAAAGGCTTCTATAATTGGCAAATCTTCTTTAGCGATTAATCCACTTTGCAAGGTCGTCCATTCGTTTGCGACTTGAAGCGGTTGCGTCAGTATTTTTTGAATTTCCATATTTATTTTTATTTTGTAGCCAGGTATTAACTCGGCGTTTAATATCAAAAAACTTTTCTAATTCATAACGTAATTTACCATTTTTATTTGGTTCTGTCCAATACATTATAAAATTATCATATTCATCCCCTAATTCACTTTTAAAATTTTGTATATCTTCTAATAAATTTATATTTCCTTTTATTTCCTTTCCTTTTCTTTCCTTTGCATTACCCTCCCCAATGGCACCCCCAATAGCCCCCCCATTTTTCCATCTATTATTGGCACCTGCCTTTCCGCTTTGGCTTAATTTTAGCCTAAGTTCTAAATGTTCTTGTAATCTATGCGACCAAAACTCCCCTGATTCAATAGTAAATAAATCAAAGTTC